TTCTGCTTGCTGACGGATGTAGTCAGACATAGTGAACTCCTAAAGTGTTTGATTGGATTGGTCTTACGGTTTCTGCGTGGCTCCACGACAGTTGCGCATCTGCGGCTCCGCACAATGCTCATCTAATTATTGCACAAATAAAAACAGACCTACATCCTTCCCCTGATGCAGGTCTGTCTGTGAGAAAGTTTAGAAGGCTTTTAGCATGAGGTCAAGTTGCTTTCGCTTGATCTCTAGCAGGTCAGTTTGTGTTGGCTGGTCTGCTCGCAGCTTGGAAACTACTTCGCTGATTAAATCCGCGTGTTCTGATTCCAAAGTTTCGCCGGCTTCTAATTTCAGGATGGCATCGCTTAGTGCATCCACATCTACTGCGGTCCTTTGAGCCAGAATGTCTAATGAACGAACGCTTGCAGTTGTAGCTTCGTAGGCTGGAAAGCCAGTCACGATTGAAACTTCATGCAGGCGCACCTGGTGCAGTTCACGTGTTGCTCCGTCTTGACTCCACATGTCGCCCTTTGGTGGAACGCTGAAACCAAACGACATTGAAGAAACATCGCCGCGCTTCATAAGCACCGACAGGTCGCGCCCGGCTGTTGTGTCAGGTAGATCGGCCTGCGCCAGCAATCCGCGTGAGTCCTCTGTCAGGCGTAGGGTTCCTGCGCGTGTTGAACCTAGAACGACGTCTGTGTTGTGGTTCATGAATAGTTTGATTTCGTTACGCGATTTCAGGGAACGCTTGAACGCTCCTTCTTTAATGACTTCGGTGAACGGTAAAGGTTCAGACGGTGAGTTGAATACGGCGGCGTATCCTGTGAAACTCATTCCATCGCTTGATGCTTCAGCTGCTCGAACGTCAAACTCTACGGTATTTACGCGGCGTTCTACTGTGGTTGTCATTTGTTGCCTTTCGCCTTTGTTTAAGTTTAACGCTATCGTGCGCCATTTCTCATTCTGCAAATCGTTTGTGGTTCTTTCTTCTGCTCGGATTCGTTCGACGACTCCTTGTGCATAATCTAGAACTCGTTGCGCCTGTCGCTTCGTTGGCCCCGATCCCCACAATAAATGCGCGACCACTCCTGGGCTTGGATAGTTATCTGAGCTGGGGTCTGCATCTGGGGAATCTAAATCGACTAAGTGCCTGGCGATCCATGCGGCTATCGCGATCCATTTGTCATCTGAAACTTGTCCGTCTGCCATAAGTCTTGCATCTCGTATTGTCTTTTCAACTAATCCATCGCCGCCTTTGCCTTCTGCGTTGTATTGCAAACCACGACGAGCTGCGGCTCTCATGTAGGCAGGTGGTTCTTGATTGATTGCTCGTTCATCTTGTGGCACGTCTGGAACGTCTGTCACATCGAGCGCGGTTATTCCTAGTTCGCGATAGACCGCACGATTGTCAGAGTTATTGTCGATTGCAATGATTACGTTGTATTCCTTTAGTAAGGCTTCGGCTGTTGTCTTCTTGAACTCTGGCGTATCAGCTGTGCTTCCTGGATTCATAAACAGACGGTCATAGTCCACGCCTAACGCATCGAGCTGCTCGACGGTGCTGTCGCGTTGCGAAACATTGCGACCAGTAACGATAAAGATTTCAGTATCTTCCATGTCGTCTATGTAGGCATATGTCTTTTCGATTAGTCGACCATTCTCAATGAGCGTTCCATCGATGTCCACAATTACTGCAAGTGGCCCAGACTCGATTCGTATCGAATCTTCTTCCACCATGACTTCTTCTTCTTGCATTTCATCTGGACTTTCGTAGGCCATCTTCGTAAGTGGCGCAAAGCCTTTAACAACGAACTCGTTTGTTTGAGTTAAAGTTCCACCATCATTTGTATAAACCTGAATCGTTGCAAGTGGTCTGTCTTGCGTAGCTACTATGTCGCCGCCTAGAGGATTCTTAACTGGGCCATAGGTTGAGATGAATGTGATCTCGCCATACATGCTGTTGCCGGCATTGTCCCAGAATACGTAATCGCCAACTTCCAACTCATCGTTGAGTGCGCGTTCACCGCCTGGTTCCATGTCCTCGGCTGCAGATACTGCCACCATCTGATCTATTGCTTCCTGCTTCGTTGCATGGCAACCAATGACTTCGCCATCTTCTTTAATGGTTGCCCATCCTGAGCAGTCTTGTGCTTGGTCTGTTATGAAGTATGGCATTAGTACAACGTCTGCCTTAACCAAGAAATCAAATGACTTCCGCCATCCGATATTGCATAGAGTGACTCACCCGGATTCAAAATCAATTCAACGCTATCTAGTTTTTGTAAACCCAAACCGTTAGCCGCAGTTACTCCACTGTTTCCTAAATATAAAACTTTAGTGTTGTCCATGTTATGAATATGCAAGCGTGATGGATTGGGCGAAATGCCATCTACTAACTGCGGCGTTGCACCTATGGTTTGTTGTCCTGATGTGATTGCCATTGTTCAAACCTCGTAGACTGATTCAGGATTTTCCGGATCTATCTGCGCGATTGCTTGAAGCTGCGTAGATGGTAGACCAGTGTGCGCAATTGCTGGCAAGTCAAGAGCCACCAAAACAGAAGCAGGATCAAAACCTGACAGGATAAGCTTTTGAGCCATCGTGACTCGCTTGTCTGTTTCAACGAGTGAAGCAGCACCAAGATCCACATTAGCCAAAGGAACGCGATAAACGTCACCGCCGGTAACTGGTCGTAAATCTTCGAATCTTCTAATGTCGTTAACACTTAGGAATCCTGCCTGCGATCCAATCGAGTATCCGTTCATGCGTGTTGCAAAGTCACCGCGCAGTAATCCGTCTACGTTAAAGCGGATGAATGCGCCGTCTGGCAGAAGTGCGCTGTAGGCATCTTCAATCTTTGCGACGTATGGGCGGAGGGTGTGAGTTACAAAGTTGATATTGTTTTGCTCAACGCTGGCGTATGACATTGCGCCTGGTGTAGTGATGCCGATCATGTGTGGCGGAACTCTGAACATGCGAGCCACTTCTTCAATGGCTAACTTGCGGCTGTCTAGCATCTGAGCTTCGTCTGGGTTTACTCCGGTACGCACAAACTTTGCGCCGCCTGTAAGCAGGCCAGTCTTATGGGCTTTGCGCCATCCGTTATGGCGTGAGTTAAATCCATCGACGAGCTGCTTAGCCTGGTCGCTGTTGAGTCCTTGTGGGGTTTCGATGATTCCTGTTGTTGTTGCGCCCTGTCCAAAGAAACGAGAAGCGAATGATTGCAAGGCACTAGATAGACCCAAGTTGTCTTTGAGTTCAGTCACACGGGACATTCCACGCAGCTCGCCAGCCTTGCGCATTTCTGTAATCTGCAGCATGTCGCGCTTGCTTACAATGTTTTCATTTGTGCCGTCAATTATGTATTCGATCTCACGAGTTACCTTGTTGCGCGTTACGGTCACTCTTGTTGGATCAATCACGACTAGGTTTATAACTTGGCCAGAGTTGTCCCGGAACACTCGAACGAATGCATTGCCGTCTAGCAATAGCGAAATCAGAACTTGTTGATAATGCTCTGATCGCAGTAGGTCTACGTCTGGTCGCTGAACCCATGCCGGCTGTGGGCGATAGGGTACGCGGTCACCATCTATTCTGCGGAAGGCATCAACCGGCAAAGTACTAATGGTGTCAGAAATTAAAAGAACGCAGGCATAGAAAGCGTTGATTTTTATTGCTTGGTTCTCATCTATGTTTGTGCCGGCTTCAGTAGTGAATGCGAAGGAATCGCCTGCACCCCAGACCGATTGAAAACTTATCGCACGTTCTTCTTGGTTGCGACCTGTTAAATTTCCGAGCATTACTTACCCTTCTCAAATGCAAGGCCGACTAGCAGAATGCTTACGCCAGCTGCGACTATTCCTAATGGCAGGATAAATAAACCGAGGCCGATGGAAATTGTTGCCAGACCTATCACTTGCAAAATTGACGGGATCATTGCAACTCCTAGAAACTAAAGAACTGAGGCACGACTGGTTCTTCTCTGGAAACAGTTGCCCTATCAAATCCTATGATACTAGCAACCGCCGCATCGATCTTGCGCGGCGAACCACGATGTTCTTTCACAATGCGTGGCCCTAGTCTGTCGGTCTTAACCACTGCGTTCTGCAAATGCCGAAGCAATAACGGATTTCCATCGTGGGTCAGTTTGTTGGCAACAACAGCATCATAAAACTTCGCGCATGCCGGCACCATACGAGCTGGGGAAGTGGAAGGCCATTCAACAATAGGGAATCCTGCTTCATCTAAAACCTGCATAGTTCGTTGCCAACGGAATGGGTCACACGCAATTTCTTTTACGTTATGTGTGCCACAGAATTCAATGATCGTGTTTTCAACTTCTAAAATGTCTACGCGCCAATCGTCTACATCTTCTGGTTGCTTTTCCCAAGCCTTGACCATAAACACGTATGGCTGTTCTTCGCATGTCACTCCCACGATCACGGAAGCATCGCCACTGAATGATCCATCGAAACCCAGAACGATTGGAATGTCTGGGGTGATCTCTCGCTGAACTTCGAGCTGCTCCCACGCTCCGTTTGGAAGCCAGGCGGTTTGGCTGCTCACCCATTGGTTGCACCGCTTTGTCCGGAACTCTGCTTCTGGGGTTCTCTTGACCATAGCTGCAAAATCTTTTGGGTCGTTCAAATCTCCGAATGCTGGATTCGCTTGTTTCCAGGTAAGTTCGAGATGGTGATCTGCTTCCGCTTCTGCTTCCCACCAAGCCATGAAGAAGCTGGGATCTTCTATTTCCTTTTGCGCCACGCGCTTCCCGTATTGGTACAAGCTGTACGCGACTGAATCCTGGCCAGATGAATCTGCTTTGACTCCGGCTGTTGTTACTGCGATCAGCATTGGCTCACGCCTTGCGCCCATTCCGAGCTGCATAACGTCAAAGAGTTCACGGTTTGGGCTGGCGTGTAGTTCATCAAAAATAACGCAGGTAGGGCTTAGTCCTTCTTTCGAATAGGACTCACTTGATAGAACTCGGTAGACGGAACCTGTTGCCGGGACTTCGATTGCATCTCGGTACACGTTGCAAAGTTCAGCCAGCTCTGGTTCGGCTTCGATCATTCTTTTGGCATCGCTGAAAACAATTCGAGCCTGATCCTTGTCAGCTGCGCATGAATAAACTTCGCCACCTTCTGGCCCCATGATTAGCGACCAGAGTCCAATGCCGGAGCCGAGTGCGCTCTTGCCGTTCTTGCGAGCCATGCCGATCAGGGCTGTCCTGTGTCTAAACTTGCCATCAGTTCCCACTGCAAATAAATGGCGCATGAGTTCGTGTTGCCAATCGCGCAGCTGCATCTTGTCGCCTGCGTATCCGGCAACTGTTTCCTTTGTCTGAATTGCGAAGGTATCTATGAAGTCGGACACCTGTGTTCCACGCGACTTTGTGAGTGCGGCTTTGTTAACCGGTGTCAGCCAAGTTGGAGGCCATGACTCAATTTTTTTGGCTGGCACGAGCCTTCAATTCTTCTAGTTTGGATTGCCGTTTAACTTCTGCAACGCCGAGCCTTGATCTGTCTGTCGGGGTAAATCCTAAAAGCGAAAGGTTGGCCACGAGCTGGCGGTCTAACTCTCGCAGTGACTTTCGTTCATCTGGCCTGTTGTTTTGTAATACCTGGATTCGCAAGTTGCGGCGTTCGTCTAAAAGTTCGCAA